CCCCGTTAGCGGTGTCCTGTGCGGCCTTCACCGCTGCCTGTATAATCGGCAGCAACGTGTCATAGCTGCCAATCTGCTTAACCAGCGAACTGATCTGCACCGCCTGTGCGTTATCACCCGCCACATTCCCGGCTACCGTAGCGTTCAGGCTGCTGAGTGATGCGCCCTGCTGTGCAATGCGGGTGGATAGGTCGGTCAGTAGTACGCTCAGCCGGTTCAGGCTGTCAACCGTTCCGGGCCTCAGCCGTACCACGTTGCTTTCGAGTGCCGCGATACGATCAGCCAGTGCCTTATCTGCTGCCTGCTGTTCTGCCCGGATGCGGGCTTTTGCGCTGTCAACCCCGGCGGCTGTCCATATCAGCATACCGGATGATACGGTCTGCACACGGGTAGTTTGCGCCTGTGCAATGTTGGTCAGCAGTAGGAGGATAATTATGTATCTCATGCGGGTAAATTTTCTGCTTGAATAAAAAAGTCATGCACCTGCGCATCGGTTAGGCTTAGTGCCTGTTTTATGCCTTGCACAAAGGGCGAACCGGATGCCACCACGTTGCCATACTCCCACGCGTTCAGTGCGATTACCCTGTCGGGCATTGGTAACGCTTCTATAAGTGCATCTATCTGGGGCTTAATTCCTGCCAACTCCATAACCGACCGCATACGCCAGCACGCCACTTCTTTGTCAGGGTAATATGCCGGCTGCACTTCATCCACCTGCTCAATGCTTACACCGTTGGCAATACTGTTGAAGTATGCCTGCGCTGCTTCGGAAGTGGTGAACTCCGTGCGGCCATCGGTTCTATGTACAACGTATTTTATCATCGGGTCGTTGTGAATTTTTGCCTTATAAAAAAGTAATCAACCAGCGCCGCGCGTGCTGTAGTTCCGTTGGTCTTAGTCAGGGCGTAGGTATAGGATACACCGCCGGTCGGTATGTTATTGGTTTCACTTTTAACCAGTGTCCCGTTGATATAGAAATCAACCTGCGTACCCGCTGCATTGATTACAGCGCGAAGGGAATACCACTGCCCCGCTGTTACCTGTACGTTGGTCGTGGTGTAACTTCTGTTGCTGCCGTTGCTGCACACCACCTGCCAGCGGCCTATTGCTGCTGATCCTGTATTGGTTCCTGCTGAATCGTACAGAAAAGCGATGGCGTTGGTGGATACGTTGGAAGTGCTGCTGCTCAACCCGGTGAAAAAGTTAAAGGTTTCGGATGCGCTGCTGAGTGTGGGTATCTGCACCTGCGTTTCATAGATTATCTTTCCGCCGCCTAAAATGTTCGTGCGAGATGCTACCAGGTCCATAACCAACACGGGGCGCCCCGTTGCGGAAGTTTGCGTTGATAATTGCAAAATTCCGGGCCTGTTGGATGTCGCAACCGCATTTTGCAAGGCGCTTGAGTTGTTCTGCTGCCCTGTGAAATAGCCATAAATCAAACCGTTGGCGCTGGTAGTATTGATTAAAAATTCTTCATGGTAATTAAACCCGTTAGCCCGTTGCCAAGCTGCGTCATTACTCCACCATCCGAAGTCTGCTGTATTGGTACATACCGCATCGTATGTGGTGTTATACACCTGCACTCCTACGGCGGGGGCGCTGATGGCGTTCATCTGCGTCTGTGTCATGGCCGGAAGCCCGATGCCGCCGGTGGTGGATGAAAGGGAAATACTCCCGGTGAAAGTGGGGCTTTCAATGTTAGCCTTTGCGTTGATGCGGTTGGATAGGGAAGTGGTGTCGGTGAAGCCGCCGGAGGCCTTCGCTGCTTTCTTCACGTTGCCGTCCGTACCGATAACCAATGCGCTGTCCGTTGACAGTTCGGTATTGCTGAACGGTGCAACGATGCGAATGGCGTTGCTGTCTGTTGCAACAATGTGTAGTGTATTTTCGGGGCCAGTTGTACCTATTCCTACCTTTGCTGAATTTACTACACTATTCACCCCGGCTATCCCGCCAAGTACAATACTATTTGATGCCGTTACCAAAGCACCTGTTCCTATGGCAACGGAGTTTTCAATTTGCGAATCCCAATGGGCGTTTGCTCTCTTTCCGATAGTGATACAGCTATCGCAATTGTTGCCATATCCGGAACCATCACCGATATGTATACCGGATATTGAACTGGGGAACGCTCCCGCGGATGCGCCAATAGCGATCATGTTGCCTAATTCAGAATAAGCGGCTGAATCACCTATTGCGATAACATAAGAAGATGCAGAAGGTATACTACCTGTGTTGCTCCCGAGAATAATGGTTCCGGCCGAAGCATTCCTATTGGAACCTGTCATTATCCCCTGCAACGTTCCACCCCCTCCACCGCTCACCTTCCCCCGGTAGCTTTCTACGCCGCCGGTATAGGTGAACAGCGAATCACCACGCAGCAACGCACTATCCAGTAACCCGCTGCTATCCACCTGCAAGGCAAGCAGGCTATCCAGCCAGTCGCGCCGGAAATCCAGCCGCAACCGCTTCGTGCTTACCTGTGTCAGCTGCAGCGGATCCGTTGCGCTAAGGGTATCGGGGTTGCCTGCAAACGTCAGGTTCGGGTAAGTGCCGCTAATGCTGATACCGGGGCCGGCGGTGGCCTGTAAGCGGATGCCGGTGGTGTCAATAGTTGTGCCACCCGCTTCCGTCCAATACGTTCCGTTACCGGCGTACAGCTTCGTACCGATCCGGGCAACGCCGGTCTTGTTCCGTACCGTATCACCCGGCACCTGCAGCACGCTATCCATCTTCGCACGCTGCATCTCATATCCGTACTGCGGCATACGCTGGTACACCTGCGCGGAAGCTGTACCGCACACAAATAAAATCAGTATCGTTAATATCCTTTTCATGCTGTGGGTATGTCGCAGCCAGTAGTACTGCGGTAAGTGGTTAAATTCAGTGTCATGGTTGCACCGGCCAGGTAGTCCTCGTATTTGTCCGAAATGGCCGTAATCGTTACGCTCTCATCAATGCCAAACGTTGCACCCGGCCGGATCAGCGCAATCACATCCTCAGCAATGCCGATCTGATCGCTGATGACTTCCTGTTCAAATTCCATCTCAGCGCCGGACTTATCCAGAAAGAAAAACTGCACCTGCCAAACCTGCTCACCGCCACGACCGGCCGTTACGTTCAGCACATCAAAAAGCGCAATCGGGTATTCAGGATTTCTGTCCCGGAACAGCCACTCCTGCGGTGCCATGTTGCGCACCTCTATGATCATCGCGTGGCTTTGCAGCAGCGTTGTGATCTCTGTTATGAATTGGTTGTAGGTCACGCTTTAAAACTTTGTCAATTATGGATTGCTTGTACCTTCTTTTCATCGGTATTCAAATATGAATAGTTCGCCGTTTGTCAGGTCTCCCGTTGGCAGCGTTACCGTTGTTCCGTTTACCTGCAGGTATTGTGTATCTGCGGTGGCTGTTGTGGTGATGCCCTTACGAAGCCCACCCCGCACCGCTCGGATGGTAGTGGCACCCTGCAGCTCCGGAACGGTGAAGGTTGACAGGCCCACAGCCGGGGTAACTTCAACGGTAAAGCTGGCATCCCGGTTCACCCATGAGATATTGCCGACAAACCCGTCTTTATCCTCCCTGTATTCATCACCCAAATAAATCGGGCAGGTGTACGCTTTTTTCTCCGGGAAGATTACATCCAACCCGGTATCGGTATTGAAGTACTCGTCAAACAGCAGGTAATTTTCCCGGAGGTGACCTATCAGCCTGGTTTTGTAAAACTCTGCCGTGTCTTTGTACTGCCGGGCCAATAGTTCTAAATCAGCTCTGGAAGGGTTGTTACTTTCCTCTGCGGTCTTTTGCAGCACGCCCTTACTGAAAATCTGGTAGCTGAGCGCCGCCGGCAGCAGGCTCATCGTGTACCAAACCAACGCATCGGTGATATAGTTGTTGATCAGGTTGCTTTCATTGGTGGTCAGGTTGTCATATTCTATCCCACGCTGCAGCCGGATGTACAGAGTAGAACCAAGCGCAGGCTGAATAAACATATCCTGCGCCACTTTGATCTGCGGTTTCAGCTGCTTGTCATCAATGGCATCACTTACCCCTGTGCGGGATTTGATCAATGCCGGGGATATGAATAAAATATTTGCGCTCATTTATCCTGCTTTATTACGGTGACTGCAAACCATTGATGCCTGCACGAAGGCCGGTGCGTTCCGTCCGGCTGAGTAAACCAACCGCCCCGGCGATCCCATACGCTGTACCCCAGTCGCTCGCTGATCTTTTCAATATCGGAGCGGCTGTACAGCTTATTCATGCTCATCAGTTTGGCGCAAAACGGGCGGTTCTTGCTATCCTTTGGCCCATCGTACAGATACCGGAGCTGTATGCTGGTAACGGTTGGCTTGTAGCCCGATACCTTCGTTTTATCTGCCTGCCGCTCCACTATTTCATCCTCACCTACCTTCGTTATGCGCTCTGTCAGCACGTTGGCTTTTGTTAGCCGGGCCATTACTTCCTTTACAGTTGCCACATCACGCTTCAAAGTTTCAGCAATCACCTCAGCGGTGATGCGTTTGTCTTTGTTGATCAGGTTGATGATATTACTTTCCAGTTCGGTGAGCTGCTTTGTTTCTGCGAAATATTCCACTTCCCCGGCGGGCCGCTTGCTGATGATCTGATACGCGCCGGCATCTTCGCCTACCTGTGCAAACTGCTCGAGCAGTGCAAAGTCCAGCTCCTCCTGTGTGGCGAACTGATGGTCGTCTGAGTTGGCATCCAGGAACAGGGCAATATCTTCATCAGTAAGGCCAAAGGAACTGCGCAGCATCATGGCGGCCTGTTCACGGGTAAGGTTTCCGCGCTCGTACTTGCGTTTGATGCGCTCCAGCTGTTGGAACTGCCGCCCGGTCATGCTGGCAAGGTTGCTATTTACCGGGGCCGCCGGAGTTCCGGAGGGGTCAGGCGAAGCCGGTGCAGTACCATCCACAGTCGGCAGGATATAGTATTTTTGATCAACGCCCAATTTATCCAGAAAGTATTCCCGCGGCATCACCTTCAGCAGCATGTCATCCTGCAGCGCGAAGCCCAGCGGCTCCACCGGCACAATCTTAAATTCACCCTGTACTCCGGTAGACTGTATCAGCTTACCGAACAGCTCATTAAATGCCTGCTGCCGCTCGTTTACATAGGTGTTATTAAATATCTCGTAGGCATCCCGTATTTCGTTACGGCCGCCCAGCTGCCCCTCCGTTTTGATGCCAAACAGCGCCGGGGAAGTGATCTGATGCGCGGCAAATATTTCCTGCTGGATCAGGTTGTTGATGTTCGTGAAATCCTCCTTTGTGAGCATCGTCTGACCCAAAGTAGATACCTCCGCGCCGTTCTCCCGGCTGCTGTTGAACATGATCAACACCCGGTCGCCTTCGCTTCCGGTAAATTTCTTTTTAAGCCTGCGTTCAATTTCACCTTTCTTCTCAGTCGGCGGCTCGCCGTTGTTCAGCTGTATCATGGTTCCGGCAACGAACCCGTCTTTGGCGTTGCCCAAGATGTGCCGCGATACCTGCACATCAGCATCCACATAGTTCAGCCCCTGAAAATAATTAGGCAGCGGGTACACCTCAC